CCAGCCACACCAGCAGATCCAGACGAAGCCGCTGTTAGTCGTCCTTGAGCATCAACGGTTATAGTCGCTGACGTAAAAGTTCCTGCAGTGACAGTTGTGTTTGCAAGTTGATCTGCACCAACCGCATCATCTGCAATCATGGCTGATTGAACTTGAACTTCACCAATTGTTCCCGCAGTAACTGCTCCTAAAACTCTGTTTGCTGTAGTTGTGTCTTGCATTTTTGCAAAGGTGACAACATCATCAGCTAATTTTGCAGTAGTGTCGATTGCACCGTCTGCAATTTTATCATTGTTTACAGCATCGTCAGCTATTTGAGCTGTACCGATTGTTCCACCTAAAGTGTCTAATGAAATTTCTTTTAAGTTAGTTCCGTCTGCATAAGCAGCATAAATTTTTGCAGCGTCTAAAGTAAAACCAGATCCAGATGCTGTCTTAATTGTTAAGTTTGTTGGGTTTGTTAAACCAGTTGCATCAAAAATATAAAATTTTTCTATTCCATCTGGCACAGTGCAAATTGTGCTTGAAGCAATTGAAGCTGTAGCAAATTTGATCACCATGTTTCTTGCATTTGATAACGCTTGGTTTGTCATCGCAAGAGCTAGAGTACCACCACTTGAGAGTGTTACTTGTTCAAATCCTGCGATAGCTTGTTGAATTAAATTTAAGTTTGTATTTGTTTTATCACCCCAAGTGCCGGCATTTTCACCTGTTGCCATTAACTCGAGTTTTAAATCTGTAGAAAAACTTGATGCCATTTTTTATTTCTCCGTATATATTTAATTTTACATTAACTAGGCTGCAATATCAACCTCTGTCCATGTATTAGAAACGCCTACTTGTACCTCGTTCCATGAAGTAATATTAGTGCTTCCAACAGATGAAGTCAAGGCTATGCCAGTAGGTAATACTTTAGCGTTTCCAACAGTGCCTTCTTCACCTAAACTTAATGTTAATGATTGTCCAGTAACACCTACTTGATTTTGAGGTATACCTCCAATAGATCCTAAAGAACTAGTCATTGACTGACCTGAAACACTTTCGACTGTGCTTTGAACTAAAGTTTGATTCCCTATGCTAGTTGTAGCAGTGCTTCCTGTAACTGGAACATCTAAGAATAATCCTGCAATTACTGAACCTGCAGAAGATGTTAAAGATTGTCCCGTTACGCTTTCAACTGTGCTTTGTACCAATGATTGAGTGCCAAGACTCAAATTCATGGTTTTTTCACCAGCTTGAACTATGGATACGCTAGAGTCAATCTGAACACTAAATGTACCAATAGCTGCAAAATTTAATTGTTGACCTGTTACACCAACTGTAACATCAGCCGTTGCTGTTGAGTTACCTATGGATGAAGTTAATACTTGACCAGAAGGAGCAGCTGAATAGTGAACTCCCCAACCACCGTTACCCCACTGATTTCTACCCCAACCTACATTAAGTTCTGCATCAACTGTGACAACACCAATAGATGTTGACATTAAGAAAGAGGTTGTAAATACATCTCCAAAAATACCCCATCCACCTGTGTTCCAAGAAGGTCTACCCCAACCAGTTGTGGTTCCTGCGTACTCTTCTTCTCCAATAGATGTTTGTAAAAGTCCAGCTGTTGTGACTGGTGCGTATGTAGTCGCTAAATCACCCCATGCGTTAACGTTCCATTGATCTCCACCCCAACCAGTACTTATTTCAGCATCGATTGTTGGAGATCCAGTCGTTGTATTAAGACCTTCTCCAACTCCCCAGGTGCCTACGTCCCACGCGGCTTCACCCCAAGTAGTTTCTAGTCCAGGTGCACTTACGTTAACTGTAATATCTGACACCTGGACCTCCTAAAATTATGCTATTCTTAATATTGCTGCAGACGTTGTAAATGCTGGGAACTGAATTGTAAATGTTCCAGCGGTTGCAGTTTTATCTCCCCCAAAATCTAATACAGCCACGGCATCAGTTGTGCTTGAACCTGAGCCAGTAGTTGTGTTGTAGATTAAAGCTCCTCTTGCAGTCAAAGTTACTCCGACAAATGAAAGATCAGCAAAATCTGTGATAGCAGTATTTGTTGCTAAAGATGTGCCAACGTTCACAAGTGCTTTTCCGCCAGCAGAGTAACCTCCTGTTGGGGATGATACTTCATTACCTGTAGTATAGTTTGTTGTTGACTTTCCTAAACTCGCAGAGTTAGTAAACATTGCTAACTTATATGTATCACCACCTGGATTAGAAAAGTTATGTTTTGCTTCTAATAATTCTTTCTTAAAAGAATTACAGATTGCATTAGTTGTTATTGCCATTTTATTCTCCTTTAAATAGTTGTGTTAGGAGACGGTGAAGGCACTTTTACTCTTGGAACGCCATCACTATACTCCCCACGTCTTCTTCTGCCCATTTGTTGTAGAGCAAAATTTTGTATCTCTTCATCATACTTGCTTTTATAGAGGTTGTACAGATCCATGGGACCTTTTAAAAATCTAAAAGCTTCCGATAATACACCATGTAATAACATAGATTCTTGATATGTAGCTAAATAGGTATTATTAGATGAAGTAAAATGAGGTGGCTCTTTTATGTAATTTATTTGAACTGTGTCTGCTGCTGCTGGTGTAGGAGCAACTAATATAACAGCCCCTCGTTGAACACTATCATCCCAATTAGCCCAATATTTAGGTGTGCCTTGCGCATCAGTGGGATTAAATTCAGATATAAAACTTGTGTCTCTCTTTTCTAAAAATGTTCTTGTTGTCCCTGATATATGTTCAACGGATCTAATAATAATCGAATCAGAGGGTAAACTGACATATCTATTACCTGCTGTAAAATTTGATGTTGCGTATTTTCGCACATCATCATAATCAACTTTACCTGCTATATCTAATTCAACATTTCTAATAAATTGATCTAATAAAGAATCACTTAATACAGAGCTTGAAACTTCAGTATAGTTTCTTACTTGAGTTAAAAAATTTGCATGTGTTATTGCCATTAGACTGTTACCGTTACCCTTCCTAATAAAGCGTTAAGCTGTCTTCTTCTATTTTGTAAAGACGGATTTGCTGGTTTCATTGCTGACGTGCCCTGTGTTAAAAAAGCAAAATCTCCAGGTAAACTTAAACTTGCTATGCCAACAGATGCTCCACCAGAATCTGCCTGAATACCACTTACATTAGTTGGTTGTTGAAATTTTATTGGCCTTATATCTTGTAATGCTATTGCATCCGCGCTAGTTCTTCTTCTTCTTATTTGTGGTTGTTTGGGTTCAAATTCTGAAATATGAACTAATGAACCATTCCACTCTTTAACCATTTCTTTATATGGAAACTCCATACCAGATCTATCAGATATAGCTTTTGCATATTTACCTGTTGCATACTTAGCCATATTACACTCCTCCTGTTGTAGGGTAGAATGATTGTGGTGTTATAAATGTAGAAGTTCTTTGACCATCTTCATCTAAAGCTCTTTTTAATTCATCTTCATAAATTAATTTATTTTGTTGCACTAATTGTGGAGCAACTTTCATTGCTAAGTAATATGCTAATCCAGCACACATGCATGGTAAAAATCTAAAAGCAACATCAGCTTGGTTGGTGTAAGCACCCGCATCTTCAATTCTTTTAATCACATAATACTTAAGATGTGTATAAGTATTAAGGTCTGGAGCTTGATATAAATAAATTTTAGGTGTTGTAAGTCTTTCAACATAGTATTGAGAGGATGTGCCTGTATTCAATTTGTTAGGCAATGCAGCATAAGTAGACCTATCAATTTTAGTTAATGATACATCTTGAGTTGTAGAACTTTCAGCACTTATGGAACTTGAAGAAATGTAAGCTTCTAAAACATCACTTACATCTGCGTTTACAGTATATTCTGCTTGTCCTGAAACAAGCGCATTTTCATCTAATTCAACTTTCCATAAATGAATGCCTCTATTACCCCACTCTGCAAACAATAAATTTAAACTTGTCCTTGCAGATCTGAGATCATAACCAGAATTAGTTCTGATTGAACACCTTTGATATCCTTCTTGGATTATATCATCTATGTTAAGATTGAAAGCTGTAGTTCCTGATGTTCCCATTATAAAATATCCTTATAATAATCTGCCATGCCACCTTTACTTTTTTTAGCAATTTTTTCTAAGGTTTCTGCCTGCGCTGCGTGTGCTTTTGATGCTTTTTTAAGTTTGTTAGCAACATTTTGAATACCGCCTTTATTGTTTAATTTTACTCTTTGTTTACCCTTACCAAATTTCTTATCAAACATTGCTGTAGCTTTCTCTTTTTGATTTTTAATATAATCAACTAATGCTCTTCTAGATTTTTTCATAACTCTAGTAACATCTCTTCTTCCTGATTTTCTAGATTGTCTTAAAACATACTGAGTCATATCAAATAATTTACTTGATTTACCTCTTTGAATATCTAGTTTTTTTAATGCTTGAATTTCTTTTTTTTCTATACCAGTTCTTTTTTTAATTTCTGGATCATAAACTTTATTAATTTCTTCTCTAATTTTTTTTCTAGCTTTTCTAAATGGTTCAGACCTTACCGCAGCCTTGATGCCTGTTTTAAGTAAACCACCAGCTAATTTTTTTTCAACTTTAAATACCATGCCCACTGGCTTAATACTTACAGATTTACCTTTTTTCATACCAGGAAACTTAAGTTGTTTTACATCTTTTTGTTCTTTTTGTTTCATATACTTATCAAACTTTTTATTTTTTCTTCTCATTCTTTCAATGATTCTATTAATAGGTTTGTTAATTCTTTCAGCCATTATTTAAATCCTTTCAACAAATCGCCATAATAACTCTCATAACTTTTGTTAGATATGTATTTACCGTCTATTTCTGATTTTATATATGAACCAATATACGGCTCTGGTTGTATTTTTGTACCTGGAGCTTTAGATGTCGTTTCACTAAATTGTGCTCTGCCCATAGCAGCTTTCACAACTTTTCTTTCAACACCTTTTATAGTGCCTTTATTTTTAGAGGCATAGAATACAGCTTTACCTTCTTTTTCACCATATTGATCTTTCATAGATCTCATTATTTTTTTGCCTTTTTTATTCAGTGGCATCACTCCTCCTTTTGAGCCCGGGCTTTGTGATCGTTATGTTTCACCTTTTTCCGGTTGTACAACTTCTTAGATAATACCACCTTTAATTTGTATAATCTAGACCTAAGATTTTTTGCTATTGGATTATGTAAGATCCGTGGCATTACCTATAATTGGTTTATATTTAACTTTGCCATCCTCTCGAAATGCTCTTAATAATTGTTTACGTGGGTTTTCAGATACATAGCTGCAGTGGACCCACCCCGAGTTTGGTTCACCTGGAGTAAAAAACTCAAGAATCATTTGATCCCAATTAAGGTTTGCCTTAATCCAATCAAAGACCTCAGCGTTGCTCGTGCCTAGACATTCGAAGTCGACCGCCTCAGCCTTGGTATGTTGCGAATTTAATGAACTACCTATCTTTACACACAACTCAGGGCTACGAAAGCAGCTAGTCACCGTAACTCTTCCAAAATGGTCACGCACTGGTTGAAGAATATTTTCACAAAGTAGTTTCAATTTTTCTATTTGATCTGCATTAGGATTGTTATCAATACCCAGCCTGATAGCTGTGTCTGATTTAATTAATTCTGCTAAACTAAAGTTACGAGATAATTTCATTATTTTAAATGTAATTTTTTAATAGATTTTTCACCCATGTAAACCTCTGTTTCTGCCTCACTGCGTATACACTTGTAAGAAATATTTGGATTAAATTCACGTTCAGCTACTCTACGTGCACGTAAACACTCAGCCATATTTACTTGTATTCTGTGTTCCTTAATCTCTCCGTCCCAGAACATCAACAGGGCCACCACAGTCTCAATCATACCACTTTACCTCTATTAGGTCCTTTTTTAATTTTATATCTGCTAGAACCATTTGCATTTATATTTACTTCTTTTTTTAAATCTTTTACAAACTTCATCTGTTTTGCTTTTTTTTGCATGTCATCTATATATTTTACTACTTGTTTACTTATTCGATCCGTTACCATTATATTTAAACTCTCTGTTTGCATCTTTTAATTTTTCTATGTCTTCTAAAACCTTATCCATTTGTTTACGTAAAAACTCAATATTAACTTTGTTTAAAGCCATGTCTTCAATATGTTTGTTTAGCTTGTCGGTCGACTTATAAAGATCCTCGATCATCATGAATTGTTCCGAGTCCGCGGGAAGTGATCCAAGTTGGCCCCGTGGCCATTTTATTCTAAACTCTGTGTTCTCTTCTAAATCTTTCTCCATCAGCTGTATTCGAGTGTCAGCTATGTTTAATCTCTCTACAATCTGAAAGTAGCCCATAGTGCCGAGAGCGACAATAACAATAAGACTAGCAACCGTCTTCATTGGCATCTGTACCGCAGCTTCCTCCGATATGTTAAGTGGCTTTTTAGTAGGCATTAGGTCCTCCACAAAGAGCCAATATAATTAACATTATTATTAACAAACCTGTAAAATAATAATTCATCTTGGCACTCTCCATAAATTACCTTGATTTTATAAAATTCTTTATCTTTCTAAATGGCCAACATAAGTGATGCCAAATATCTTTTAATATTTTCTTCATTTTTTTTTCTCCATTTGGTAGAACATCTTATCACTATCTTCGGTCACGTATCTAGTGTCTTCTGCATCCCAGTAAGTATTTTGCACTTTATAGTCTGGCCAAGAGTTATCAGTAGTGTAACTATTAACATGCCACAAAATACGGTTATTAGGCTGAGCTGCATAATTACCGTTAGTAAGAGCCAATATATGT